CCGTATTCCGCTCAATGCAGCGATACAGCTGGCTCAGGAAGATATTTTCAGGCGTCAGTATGCGTTGCCGCCTGAACTTGCCAGCGATACCCGTCCGGTGACGCTGGACTTAAGTCTGACGGGCGATCAGAAAAAACAGCGTGAAGAGTATGTGCGCTGGCTCAGACAACTGAATATTTCTGTTGAGACTCGTAATGGCGTGGATCATTATCGCTCGTTTAAACCCGTGGCTGCGCCGGAAAAACTGGTTTCATGGGTATATACACCATTTAACCGTTCGCCAGCTTATCTTGCCGCCGTGCTTTCGGGTACAACGACAGGGCGTTCATCACAGGTATCTTCAGAGAATGCGGCTGCATCGTCTCCGGTAACTTCCGGCTCATTCTTATCAGGTGAGGGTGATTCACTGGTTTTCAGGGGGACACGTTCAGAACTGGCACGCCTTAAGGAGCTGGTTCCGCTGGTTGATGTTCCGGCTCAGGGGGTTGTGGTAACGGGGTATATTTATGAGGTGCAGACAGGGCGCTCTGAAGGTTCGGGGCTGGCACTGGCTGCAAAACTGTTATCAGGGCGTTTTGGTGTCAGCGTGGGTTCCTCATCCTCGATGGGGAATTACATTTCATTCAGCTCCGGTACGCTGAATGCGATGTATGAACTGTTCAGAACAGATAACCGCTTTAAGGTGGTATCCGCGCCGCAGCTGCGCATGGATTCAGGCAAGGAAGCGACGTTTTCTGTTGGTGAACAGGTTCCGGTTCTTGGCAGCGTGTCTTATGAGGATGGTAAAGCCGTTCAGTCCGTGACGTATCGTGATTCGGGGGTGATATTCAAAGTTAAGCCGGTTATCACGTCGTCGCGTATCAGCCTGAACGTCAATCAGCAGTTAAGTAACTTTGTCAAAACGGATACGGGCGTGAATGATTCGCCAACGTTGCTCAAGCGTGAGGTGGATACGTCGCTGACTCTGAAAGATGGCGATATTGTGTTGCTGGGTGGTCTGGCAGAAAACAAGGATTCGCAGGCCAACACAGGATTATCATTTCTGCCAAAGAGCTGGAGTCAGAAGTCTGACGAGAAGAGCCGCACGGATATGGTTATTCTGTTACAGGTCAAAAAAGTTTGAGTGCCGACCGGGATTATCAGGACGCGGCATCTCAGTTTACCCACCACAACATCAGTGCGCATAATGTGACACGCGTTATGTTGAAAAGGCCGCTGCGATACTCTCCACCGCAGCGGCCTTTTTATACATAACGTCATTGTGCGCACTGAACCTTAAAGGATTTCAGTGTCCTTACTTAGTTTGTTGTGTATGGTCATCACCAACGGTAGGACAAGCGTTATCAGGCTGAATATTGTCATGCCTGTGATGCTGCCCACAACAAAATGCTTTATCAGCAGGTCAAGGATTAAGTCACTGGTTATCTGCATATTGCCTCGTTTAACTGTTCCTTTGATCTTTCTTGGCCTGTTTTTTTGACGTTGGGAAAGGGATCACATTGCCTTTTTTTTCTTAAGTTCTTCTTTGCTTATTAGATCTTTCACCGCATCATCTAAGTAGTTGTCTATTAAGTGGTTTACTATCTCTGATGGTTTTAGTAGCTCACCTGTTTTATTACCGATTTCCAGCACTCTTCGTTTTAGCTCCAGTTTTCTGTTTTCGTTAATCCTTACGGTTGTGTCTCCGCGCTTTGTTTCTTTTTTCATCAAAATTTACCTCTATGTCCTTTCAATAGAAGGTGATTATTCCATTTTTTTTACACCCGCATAGCGCATGCGTATTTACAATACGTGTTAAATGTGATTATGATGCACGCATGCGGTAAATATATTGCGGTGCAAACATGTCTCACGAGATTGTTTACTACGATTACTTCCCTAGTTTTGGTTCTGACTTGACAGCTCCTGTTTACTGTACAGCCCGTGTTGATGGTCTTTGGTTAAAATGTGACTCCTTTGATGAGCTGATCAATTACTGCCTTCGTTTGATTGGTCCAGAGTTCGTTCTTGTTCCTCTTTCAGTTCCTTCCGGATCGTGGGTTGGCTATCTGGATATGGTTGAGGCTTCCGATATGGTTTCGGGGGAGTAGTATGACTGAATCAGCCATCCTCACAGCGTATAACTCCATCGACGCGGCATCTGTTGCCCTTGGTCGTCCCTGTCTGACGCTGCCCGAACGTGAGCATTTTCGGGCTGAGCGCGATGTTGCCACTCGCAACCTTGTCACGCTTTCCCGCCAGTATCGTGATGAGGTCGGGGTACTGTCTTCACAGCTTGCCCTGCCACGTAACACGCAGGTTGACCGTGTGATTTACGGAATTAACTGCACGGATTTATCTCTCGCTGACAGGGGTAAGGCTGCCGGACTGGTTTCACAGTTTGGCTCGTTTTCCTTCACCGTGGCACACGCTTTCTGCCGTCTTGTTTATCAGCTCGGTGTGAAAAATGCGCTGATGGCGCTTGAGTCCGCGCACCGTTTTGCTTTCTTCAATCAGGACGGAGACCCTTATGAATTCTCGCTTTTCTGCACTGATGAACAGCTTGCTGAGGTGGCTGATTCGGTTGTTCGTGACTGCCTTGTTTCTCGGGCCATTTATAGTGATGTTGCAGAACAGCACCTTCTCAATGTAATGGCCTATTTTCAGGCCATCTCCGGCTTTGATTTCGCGCCCGTTTATGCCACTTATCATGAGCGTTACGGCGATGAGGGATTGCTTAAACGTCTGACTGATTTGGCTTTTGTCACCCGTTTCCTGCGGGTTGTCCGTGACCAGCGGGTCAATGAGGTCTGCCGCATGCTCGGCATACTGAACCGCAACGCGCCTTATATTTCCGACTGGCACCGCGACCTCTTTGCTGTCCGCAGTAAACGCGTGAAAAATTATCTCCGGTCCTCCGGCGTCTTTGATGCCTTTAATGAGCTGGTCTGTACGCTGGAAGATGCGCATAACGCCTCAGTCTCGAATCCGAAAAACCGGATTGCTGAACTCTGCGTTCGTGGAAAGGCCGTCTGTGAACTGTCCGAAGATATGGGGCTGTCCGGCTACTTCATCGTGCTCACCACGCCGTCACGTTTTCACCCGACGACCAGTTTTAAGGTTGCCGGAAAATGGCATTCTCGTCCGAATAAAAAATGGTGGGAAGCAGGTTGCCCGACCGTTAAGGATTCGCACGCCTGGCTGAATACCGTCTGGCGTCGGGTCTGCCGCAGGCTGGATAAAGCCGGTATTCAGATACCCGGTCTGCGCACGGTCGAGCCTCATGCTGACGGTACAACGCACTGGAATTTCCTGATTTACTGCAATCCCCATGAGAGCGCAACGGTGCTGGCCATTTTCCGTGAAGAGGCCATGCGCGATGAGCCGGATGAAAAGGGGGCGAAAGAGCACCGTATTTGTATTGAGGCTATTGACCCTGAAAAGGGTGATGGTTTCCGTTACATCGTGAAGTACATCACCAAAATGGCGGGTGATGTCAGTGCGGATGGTATTACCGCCCTGAATGACCGTTATTCTGCCCGTTCATTCTGTGATGCCGTCAGCCGTGCCGCCTGCTGGCAGAAAGCAACGCGCCTTCGCCTGTTCCAGTTCTTTGGCGTTCCCTCCGTTACGGCTTACCGCCAGATGCGCAGCTTCCGCGCACCGCTTGAGGCGCATCATATCAATATGCAGCAGTTCACGCCGCAGCAGGTCGCCGAACTGGAAGCCATCCGCATGGCCTGTGATGCAGGCGATTTCCGGACCTATATCCTGCTGAACGGCGGTTTCTTCTGTTCTGAACGTCTGCTTCGCCCGTTTTACGTTCAGCCGCAGGAAGGTGGTAAACCCCGTTTTAACCGTTACGGTGAACCCTGCGCACCGGTGATTTCCGGTTTCATGTTTGGCCCCGTTCCGGTCATAACCCGTTTTATGGGCTGTGTTGTCCGCCGTATGACCCCCGCAGAAAAAATCCGCGCAGAGGAAGTCAGAAGCGGCAGCAGCTATGAATCTGTGTTTATTTCGTCGGCTTCACGACACCGCACGACGCGCTCCCGCGCGGCGGGTGGGGGCGGCGAAGCCGACCCTTGGACTTGTGACAATAACTGTCCCTGACTGAATTTTTAACATTGAGGAGTCTGCTTTATGAATCAAATTTACGACAGTTTTCCGTTTCCTTCCCCTGAGGGTTTTACCTCAGGCATGACAATGGCGGGATATTTTATTCACGCCACTGTCATAAATGATGAGGAGTTAAAACCCACGGGTTCTCATTATAACCCTGAGGCTAAACCCAAATATGCCATTGTTATTGCCTATCCGTATGAGGACCGAAAATTAAAAGTCCGCCGTGAGGAGCATGAGCGATTTTCCTGTACTGAGGAGGATTTTAAATTTTTTAATTCATGTCCTGATTTGCAGGGCAAACCTGTTTATCTCACGGTGGATGTTAACTCATGGTCGACAGGCTCAGAACGTCATGGTGTCTGGTATCGTTTTATTTCCGGCTCCATGAAACGTTTTGACGGTCAGCCGCTGGGTGCACTGCCCGCAGGTAAAGAAAAAGGCTGATGATATGTCTGACGCTGATTTTCTGAACTTTGTTTTATTTGCTGCGCCTGCAATGATTTTATTTTCTTCAGGTTTTGGCATCGGAATAAAACTGATTCGCGCCTGTGACTCACAAAGCATTACTGTTCAGCGTTATTATGACTGAATTTGATTTCAGCGGTGTTTTATCCGCACTGAATTCTGGCGTACAGGACGGGGAGCTTTACTGGGCCGTTCTTTATGTCTGGATTGTCTGCTGGCTTCTTGGCTTTGGTCTTGGTGTTATTTTCACTCTGGTCTGCCGGATGTTCAGTGATGCTGTTAATTAATTTTAATTGTCAAAGAGGAATTTTATGAAACTGAAAACCCTTGTTTTATCTGGTCTGGCAACGACTGCTTCTGTCGCTGCGCTTCCGGCTTCTGCTGCGGTTAGTGTTCCGTCTTTTATTACTGCTGATACTGTTAAAGAAATTGGTGACGCGCTCACCAGTGTGATTGGCATTGCAGGTACGGCGGCATTTGCCGTTCTTGGTGTTTCACTCGCTGCCCGTCTGGGTATCGGTATCATTAAAGGCTTCCTTTCCCGCGCAACCTGATAGTTATTTAACGACAGCGCCCTCCGGGGCGCTTTTTTAATCATACCAGGAGTGTTTTTTTTGATTCACTTTATTATTCCGCTTCTGTTTTTGTTCTTTTCCTCGTTTTCTTTCGCTGAAGAGAAAGAAAATCCGGATGCACTTGTTCAGTGTGCAGGCCATTTATCCTGCAGGACAGATTATTCGGACGCGGGGACGTCGATTAAATTAGCCAGGGCGGCCGGTCATCTTTTCTGTGGTTCGGGCAATTATGACGCATGTTCCGGAATAATTCATTATTGTGGTGTGCCACTTTCAACGCCTGTTAATGCACCTTCGACTGTCGGGTCTTTTGTCCGTGCCCGGTGGTCAGCATATAAAGTCTGGGATTCAGACAAGCAAAAGTGGACAGCCTGCACCCTTGCTTTTCAGGGTGGTGAGGGGGATTTGACACCTGAATATAATAAGCCGCCAACTGACGAGATTTGTCTTTCTCGTCCGGTTCTTGATGGTATGACTTTTTCTGATGTTTATAAAGGTGATGACGGGACCCGTTATGTTAATGTGCAGGGGTGTATTTATGAGGCAACCGGCAATCCTCTTATTTGTAATCCCGATGATGATACAGTTTGTACTGCCGACTGGAAACCAGTTGCTGTAGATCCTGCATTCTCCGATGGTAAGGAGGATGGCGGTAGCTCAGGTGGTGGCAGTTCCGGTGGTGGTAACCCAGGCGGCGGCAGTTCCGGTGGTGGTTCAGGTTCTGGCTCCGGTGGTTCATCCGGTAGCGGTGGCTCCGGCTCGGGTTCCGGCGGCTCATCCGGCAGTGGTGGTTCAGGTTCTGGCTCCGGTGGTTCATCCGGTAGCGGTGGCTCCGGCTCGGGTTCCGGCGGCTCATCCGGCAGTGGTGGTTCAGGTTCTGGCTCCGGTGGTTCATCCGGTAGCGGTGGCTCCGGCTCGGGTTCCGGCGGCTCATCCGGCAGTGGTGGTTCAGGTTCTGGCTCCGGTGGTTCATCCGGTAGCGGTGGCTCCGGCTCGGGTTCCGGCGGCTCATCCGGCAGTGGTGGTTCAGGTTCTGGCTCCGGTGGTTCATCCGGTAGCGGTGGCTCCGGCTCGGGTTCCGGCGGCTCATCCGGCAGTGGTGGTTCAGGTTCTGGCTCCGGTGGTTCATCCGGTAGCGGTGGCTCCGGCTCGGGCTCCGGCGGTTCATCCGGTAGCGGTGGCTCCGGCTCGGGCTCCGGCGGTTCATCCGGTAGCGGTAGTTCAGGTTCA